TCCTCTGGATCAACCTCGGCCATTAATTTCTGAGCAATCTTAATTCCATATTTGAATAAGAAATGCTTTCCGTTATTGTCTGGATTAAATGGATCTTTAACAACAATTATGTTGCTAATATATGATGTCTTTCTCTTACGATTAGATTTATCAAAATCACTGTATTCATCCCAGTGTTCAGTATTATATAAGGAAATGGGATCAGTCTCACCAAGGGTTGATCTTGAATTCTCAATAAACCACTGATTACCCACTTTAAAAGAATGGTGATACAATTTTACAAATGGCATTTCATCACCGTCAGGTGGTGGTAGAAAGCGAATTACTGCTCCACCAACACCACTCTTATCCACCTCAGGTTTCCAATAACGATCATCCTTCGTGAAACCCCTAGTCTGCTCTGCTTGTAGAGCCTGTTTTAGTTTACTTGAAACACTTCCACTCTTCTTAATAAAATCTTCAAACGACATATACTTTCCTCTTTGGCTTTAATTTGGCTTTTTGGCTTTTGGCCTGAATAACAACTTTATCACATATGTAAAGGGATGTCAAGCCCTAGTTCTGTTGTATTTTTTTTAATGAATCACTTATTTTTTTCCTAGTTTCTTCTGAGAGTGTTTTTCCTTTTCTAAATTCACTCATTTTCTTTCTAGTTTCTTCTGAATGTTTTTTACCATAAAATGGATTATTTTCACCACTTAAAGATTCACTTATTTTTCTCTTAGATTCTTCTGTGTGTTTTCTACTTTTTCCATAATTTGGATTATTTTTACCTTTAGTGGCTTCACTCATTTTTTTTCTATGTTCTTCTGAATGTTTTTTACCATAAAAATGATGTTTTTCACCACTTTTAGATTCACTCATTCTCTTTTTAGTTTCTTCTGAGAAAATTCTTTCTTTTAGTTTCTTTTTTGTTTCTTCTGAATGAATATACCCAGAACACCAATCACCACCATCAGTACGATTCTGTAGAATCCCAGTTCGCAAATCTTTTCTACCTAGAACTGAGATCATGTATATCTCATGTTTAAAGGCTTCTTCTTCAGTTAGATTTTGTTTTAGAAATAATATTCTATCTTTATCTTTAGGTGGTAATACTCTGTGACGATGAATACAATAAGCTCTACTACCTTTACCCTTACCAATATAATAAGGAGTTCCGTCTTCTCTTAAGTAAGCATAGGTATAATAGTTATTCATAAATTATTAATTTTATTTAATATAATCTTTTTATACTTATCATTATCTATTTTTAAAAACACTCCATATTTATGAATAATCAATGAGGTACTGTTCCATATTGGATCATCCAATTTTTTATCAAAATTTTCTGTATAAGTTATGAACTTATTGAGAATAACAAGTGTTTCCAATGAAACATTTTTCCTTAAATACTCTTTTAATATAATAGGATGATAACCATTTTCACATTTGAATAATTCAGAAAATTCATATGAATCTAATAGATATGAAATTTCATTTGTGAACAGATATGTTAATGATTGAATCTTCTTCTTCCATGATAAGTATGTCGTGTTACCATTCTTAATAATATCACCAATCCATAAATTTTTACAATTATTCATCGCAAAATTTGCAATAAAGAATTGGAGAATTTCTTGTTTTGTTTTTAATCTAGCTAATTTTTCAAAATAAAATCGATCTTTACGCTTATTAAAGGCTGCACTAGAAGCTTTAACCACACCTTTATATTTTATGTAGTCATATTGCCTTGATCCAAAATGATTTTTAATTGCCAAATATAACTTAAAGCACTCAAATGCGTCCACATTAAAAAGTTAACTTGCTTGTTCTCTTCTTCTTCAAATAATTCAATTGGATAGCATCATGCTCTATTCTTTTCTTCAGTTGCTTACTGACTAGTTTTGATACGGTGTCTATGTCAATATCCATATCCTCACAATATAAAACCGTTGCATCAATATAGTTTAATTCTGGATTATTTGCCACTAAGGTTTCAATATCAGAAGTGAACTTATCGGCGCAAATAAATTTTGATTCTAGCTCACTCTCAAATTTCTTTTTCTGTTGTCCCGTCATCAGTGGTTCTTTAGTAATCATTTGGATTTAATCTCAAACATAATCATATCATATCACACTTGTAACTGGTTGTCAAGTCGGAATTGATTCAATTGTTTCTTAAATTTTTTGATGTATTTCATATCAAATTTTTCTATGAATACTTCAACTTCCATATCACGAGAAACCATCATAATAACAATTTGTTTAACTTTAACTCCCGTCAATTCATAGATCATGCAAGAATATATTGCACATTGAATAAAATAAGATTCAATCCATTCCTTACGTTTAATTTGGTCACTGGTTTTAGTATCAATAATAGATAGCTCACCATCAAACTCAGCTATAATATCTGGAGTTCCCGCAACACCTAATATTTTACTATAAAGCTGCTGCTCTATGCATCGTATATTATTTATACGATGCAATGTTGGCTTTAATTTATTAAAAAACATTTTCAATAATGGTCTAGAGAAATCAACTTCTTTATTCTGAAGATAATTCTCAACAATACTATGAAAAGCCGTACCATTGGTTGATGTTCTGTTCATTTTATTATCAGCAGCTCTATCCCCGACTCTATTTCTCCATTTTTGAATTGATTCCTTTTTAGCATGTGATAATACAGATGTCACAGAAACCATTGGTTTTGTTTTTGTGTCACCAACAATAATATAATGTCTAACTCCATTAATTTCTATTCTCTCTAATTTTGGGAACTCAATATCAAAACCCTTATAATCATATTTCATCTTATACCTAAATTATACTTAGCAATAATATATTGCTTCACAAAATCTGAGCGAACAATATCATCAATACCAAACTCAATCACATCAAATGAATTCATTTGATTAATAATTCTCATAAAATCAATAATTCCATTTTTCTCAGATAACTTGGTTAAGTCAGATTGTGCCGCATCACCACAAAAACATATCTTACAGTCTTCACCAACTCTTGTAATAATTGAATCATTCTCATGAAATGATAGATTCTCAAATTCATCAACAATGATAATTGCCCGATCAAAAGTAGTTCCCCTAATAAATGAAGTACTCCAAAAACTAATAGTTCCTTGCAATTTTAAATTTGAATAAATTGTCTCGTATTGTTCAGCATTATCAAAATCAAACATACCCTTAACCATATTTTTATATGGTATTTCATACAATGCCGATTTATCGTCATGAGAGTTGTGAGTAACTATGTAGTCATCAGTAATATAAAGATTTTCAGAATTATCAACACTAATACATTTAACCTCCTTAACCCCGATTGGCTCAATAGACTTTATTCCAATATTGTGCATATATTTACATGAAAATCTTTCAGCCTTTCTAGAAATAAAGAATGGATTAATATCATTTGGTAAACTTATTGTAAATTCATAAGATATTAATCTGCATGTTAATTTCTGTCGTTTTCCTTGTCTATCAGTAATATATGAAATCATACCAACCCTATCCCTCTCACATAATACAGATCTACCACCAAGAGATTTAACTATTTCAATTACATCCATTGCCAATCTCTTTGATGTTGTGGTATATGAAGCCTCCCCAATCTTCTTTACTGTACCATCAGTATCCATTAACCCCCGTAATAATTCAATTCTATCATGAATTGATGAAAATTTATATAAATCTGGGATAAATTTTGTATCACATTTTGATTTATTTAACCCAAGTTTAATCAACTCATTTTTTATTATATTTTCTGATAATATTTTTGTTGGAATAAATTCATATTTTAAATTATCGACAACTTTATTATTTTCACAATAATATTTTAATGTTGATCTCTTTTTATTTAATGATTCTAAAGCAACACCAATTGAATGATACTTTTCACTCTCGGAAGTATCAAGATTTGTAACTAAAACTCTTTTGGCTGGTTTATTATTTTTAGGCGAATTATTTATAGTGTAAGTAATATTACGATTATTATTTGTTAAATAACACCCCATTGATGTAATTTCATCATCTACTCTCTCAATTAACTCATTATCAGTATTTGAGAATGAAATAGAAGATGATATACTACCGTCACCTAAAATTACACCAAGTGTATATGGTGGGATAGGTAAATTATTTTTTGTAAACTCAATCGCTGCATTTCTAGGAAGATAATGATTTATTTTACCACTATTGTTTAATAAAGTTTCAATAATTTGTTTGGTTGTTTTTGTTGACCCAGGTTTACCTCTCTTTTTTTCTTCATACGTTCTCGTCACCCATAAATGATCTTCACAACATTCAGTGGATGTATTTTCCGTAGTTGTAACTTTATATACTAATTTCTTTCCCTTTGGGAATACCTTTGTTACTTTCGTTTGTTTACCATCACAACCAATAACATAATCGCCAACTTTAATTTCACCCATAGTAGACCAGCCAGTTGGAGTTAGTATTTTAGCATCTAATGGCTGTGGTCCTGGAAGGAAACCAATCTCCCTAGTTGGAACTAAAGAACGCACAATATAGATTTTATCATAAGGTGTTCTATAATCAAGAACATCTCTTAAAGCATTATATAAAACACACATCGTCTTACCAGTTCCCGCAACACCATGTGCAATTATGTGTTTTCCTTCTTTGTATGATTCAAATAATCTTCTTTGATTCACGGTAAGTGGTTCAATAACTGATAACTTTGAAATATCTATTGGTTTTTTAGTCCTCCTACCATTAGAAAATTCATTAGTATTTGTATTTCTTGCTTTTCTTGCTGGCATATTTTTGTTTTCTAATTGGTTTTTATATGTTCTGAAATCTTAAGTACATGATCTATAAAATCACTGGCATTTAATGTATGTTTCATGAAATTACATTTAGAACAACATGGAACAGAATTTTCTTCAGTATATCCAACATCATTATTAACTCGATCAATTCCTTGAAATTTTATTGGATTACCATGTAATGAACTTCCATGTCTAGAAGTATTTTTAAATTGTTTTAATGGAGCAGTTACTCCACAATAATAACAGTCACCTTTAACAATACTAATAAATGATGATTCCGTTAAATTAAAATTCTTACTTCTTCTAGTTGCATCAGATTTATATTTACGATATCGTCTTCGATATACATCTGATTTGGTAGAATTTATAGTATAAATTATTTCATTCATATTTTCTTCACAGATGAACCTGGAACCCGTCCAACTTTCGATAAAACTTCATTCCAACTTGAATGTTTCTTGATTAGTGTATCCTTCCATTCACCCATTTCAACACCA